ATGAACACGTTCACCTCACGGCTCTTGACCGCCGTCATCCTGTTCGTCTTCAGCGTCGCGCTCTGCTCTTACGACTCTTGGATGAGCTGGGTCGACAATGATGCGACGATTTACAAGCTGCTCTTGTGGATCGCCTCGCACGCGCCGGTCACCTCCATGGTGTTCTCGTTCTGGGTCGGCATCCTGGTCGGTCATCTGTTCATGCCTCAGATTCCGCTCACTGAAAAGTATTAATTGCACGACACAGGGCCAAGAAACCGCCCGAAGAAATGGGACGATGTCGGCTTCGGGTGCGGCACGGGATCAGAGGATCATTATGATGCGGATTTTCGAATCGATAAAGATTCTCGCCGCCGCCGGCGGCGCAGGCGGGGTGGTCGGCGCGCTCACCCACGACCAAATCCTGACCTGGACGGGCGCGACAATCGCGGTCGGCTCGGCGGTCCTGTCCGCAGCCGTGGCCGCTTACCATAAACTTCGTGAGGCCCGAAGGGACGAGGACGCCGCGGACCGCAAGATCCAGCTCGACGACATCCGGGCGCTGACCCGAGTGCAGGTTGAGCTGGAGATACGCATCTGCCAGGCCGAGAGCCGACTTAACGAGGTCAAGACCATGATCGACCGGGTGCGTTGCAAGTTTCCGAATGCCGAGGGCACGGCGCGGTGCGGCGGAGCTGAGACACCTACCGGCACACCTGGATCTACTTGACGTTGGCATGGGCCCAGTCGGCAGAGGAAGACAAGCTATGAACGATCCCGAACCCAACCCTATCCGCGAGGTTGGCGGCGAGGCACTGCTTCGTCAGTCCTCGACCCAACCACGGTGGCCGCAGTTTCCGGCCACGCTCGAGCGGCTGAAAGCGCACCCGATCGGCCAGCGCCCCAGGCCGGCTCCGAAGATCGATCTCGAGTAGCACGCCGATTATCTCGACGGCCCGTGAGGTCAGCTCGTGCCAACAACCAAGGGTTCGACCACCCCGTGGACGAATTCACCAGGGCATTTCTGGCGGCGCACTCGCAGATATCGAGGCCCAATCCTCTGGGAGTCTGCGAGATTTCGCCTCTCCATCGCATACGGGCGTCCGCTCATGTGGTGGCTTGCCGGGAAGGTTTCGTGCAGTGCCGGCCACGCCCAGGGTGACAAAGACGGGTCGACCCAAGACGAACTTCGAAGAAAAGATAGTCTCCGACCCCACCTTCTTTCGCTGTAATAACAACGAGATTGCGCTCTTCGTCGGTTGCAATGACCAGATGCTGCGCATCCGTTTCATGAAGCCTCTCGCCAAAAGACGAGCGGAATGGCGGAAGTGGCTCCGTGAGCAGCAGAATGCGGCAGCCAAGAAGGGAGACCCGACCATCCGGATCCGGCGCGCGATCGACGGCTGCCGGCTGCCGTTTCGCCCTCGCATCACCGCCGGCATCAAGGCCAGCCCCGCCATGGTCGAAATGCGACCTGGATGGCATGCCCTGGGATACTCCACAACAAGCGTGGAACGGGCCAGCGGCCAGCACGCCAAGAATCTGCTGGTGATCGTCGAAGAGGCATCCGGTGTCGAGGGCGAGATCTGGGACGCGATCGAGAGCCTCAAGTACAGCAAGCTCGTTGCCATCGGCAACCCGAGCCGGGCGGAAGGCCGACTCATCGAGTTGATCCGGCAACCTGATCAAGATCGGGCCGACCAGATCCCACAACAACAGGCTGTCTGTGCGATCCAGGTTCCGAGCACTGATTCACCCCATGCTGACCTGGAAGATTCGCCCTATGGACTCGCTGATCGCGCCTGGCTCGACGCATGTTATCGACGCTACGGCCGCGACTCTCGCTGGGTGCGCAGCCACATTCGAGCCGAGCTACCGGATCTCTCTTCCGATCAGGTCATCCCTGAATCCTGGCTCGATTACGCGACCGCCGTCCAGCGACCGAACCTGCCCCCGACCCATCCCATTCACCGTACCCGCCGCATCGCGATCGACCTGGGCGAAGGCGTCGGCCGCGACTCGACGTCAATCCTCGTGAGGGACGCTGATGGAATCATCGATCTTATCGCCGGGAATTCTTTATGCCTGGCTGATGCAGCGGAAGAAACAGCGCGACTCGCTCGCGTCCACGCCGTTGACGCCAGACGCATCAGTTACGACAAGCTCGGCATCGGCCGCGACTTCCGCAACCATCTCGTCCGCCGCGGCTTCGGCGACGCCATCGGCTACGCCGGCAGCGGCAAGCCACAGGACCGCAAAGCATTCACCAACCTCCGCAGCGAAGCGGCATGGAAGCTCAGGCGGAGACTGAACCCCGACTGGGCGCTCGATCCCACGGCGCCGCTGGCTACACGGCAGCATCCGTTCCACATCCCGCCGCGGGCATGGTGGGCACTGCTGCGAGAAGACCTCGAGGCACTAACGTATGACCTGGTCGGCAACCAGACCAGGCTGATCAAGAAAGAAGACCTGCTGGTGAGGCTCGGGAGGTCACCCGATCGCGGGGATGCAATGATCCAGAGTTTCGCCTTCGATTGAGAAACAAGGATGAAGCCGTGGAAAAGGTCGGAGACGACCTTGGCATCCTCGATCTCGTTGCGGGGCTTCAATGGAGCCACGGCACCATCGCCAGGACACATAAGAAGATCGGCATACGATTGTGATCCGTGGACTCGGTTCGCTCTACCCACCCTACAAAAAGATGTACCATTCTATGAACACTGATGGAATCCTGATCTGGGAGCCTGACGACTATCTGGCTCCTTATGAAATCTGGATAGGCTGCCAGACCGCCCTATGAGTGACACTGACCCACGTCTGTTCCCGGCGACTCCGAATGCCGGCGGCTCCATATCCAGCGACGACAAGCGCTGGATCCAGAAGGAGGTCGAGTCCGGCCTGCGCAACCACCGGCCGCGGCTGGCCTCCGCAATCGAGAACCAGGCATTCTATGACCTCGAATCCGACCGATACCAGCCGCGCCGCGAGGCAGAGACAGAATTTGACTTTGCAGGGCGACCTCGGCGGCAGAGTGGATTCGTTCAGCAGGCCGTGGATCGGCTTTGTGAGCACACCTACAATCCCGGACCGCAACGGACTGTTGTGGGTGATGGTCTTGCTGACTCCCTGCTTGAGCAGGTCTACGAAACCAACCACATCGACTGCGTGATGCAGCACGCGGAGGCCCAGGCGGCCCTGAACGACGTCTGCGCCGTGCAGATCAAGTGCACCAACGATCCCGACAAGCCGGTCGACTTGCAGCTCTGGGGCGGTGACGAGTTCACGGTCTTCACCGACCCGGAGGACCCGCGGCAGGCGTTCGCCGTCGTCACCATCGACCGGTACAACCAGCGGACGCGGTACCGGCTCTGGTTCGAGGACGAGGTCAGGACTTACCTCACCGACCAGTACAGCGCGGACAAGACGGCGGGGGCCCGGGTCGCGTTCGAGACGAAAAACACGGAGAAGAATACTTATGGCTGCATTCCCTTTGCGTTCCTGCACTATCGAGCTCCAGTTCGACAGTTCTGGACGCCTGGCCCTGGAACGTTCCTCCGCAAGGCTGAGCTCCGGATCAACGATCGGCTTTCTGAGCTTGACGAGCTTATCCAGAAGTTCGGCCGCCCAATTGGAGTCTTTCGCAACGTCTCTCCAACATATACTCCCGAGATCGGCCCCGGCCGGTTCCTGCGTCTATGTCGCGGCGGCACCGGTTACACCGGGGAAGGGTACGCCGATGGTGGGGAGCCTGCCGCTGAGTACCTCCAAGCTGAACTAGCGATCGAATCCATCTGGGTCGACCTCGAGAAGTACATGAAGCAGGTCGCGACAGCCGTCAACCTGCCGTACACGGCCCTCGAGCTCGAGTACAGCGACGCGCCGTCGGGAATCAGCCTGATCATCAAGTCCGCCCCGCTGCTGACCAGGGCCCGCCAGCGACGGCCGATTTACCAGCTCGCCGAGCTCTGCCTGGCCCGCAAAATCCTGACCGCGGCCGGCAGCCACTATGGCCAGGCCGACCTGGTCGCGCAGGCCAAGCAGCTCAAGCTCCTGCTGGCGTGGGCGGAGCCGCGGATCCCGATCCCGGGCCCGGATCGCGACCAGTCCGACGAATGGGAGATGCAGGTCGGCATCAAGTCCAGGATCACCATCTGCATGGAGCGGTACGGACTGACGCGCGACCAGGCCGTCGAGCACATCAAGCAGGTCGCCGAGGATGAAGCCGAGGCGCAGGAGATTGGGCCGGAGAAGCATCACCCGATCGCCGGACCGCCGCCGGAAGTGGATGACGCCAAGGGGTCGGAATCGGGGTATGAGGACCCGGCCAGCGATGTAACGGGGCCACAAACGACAGCGGAAGCGAGCGATTGAGATGTCCCTGAAACAGAGCAGCGGCAAGAAGGCCGTATCAGCCAACATCAAGACCGAGATGGCCGCTGGCAAGCCACAGGCGCAAGCGGTGGCCATCGCGCTGAGCATGGCACGGCGGAACGCGGCGAAGAAGGCGCGCGGGAAGAGGCACTGAGATGCCCTGGGTGACGATCAACGGCAACCATGTCCTGATCGGCAAGGCCAAGTCGGAAGCGGCGGCGGCCAAGGCGCGCAGGGAGGCGCAAGCCCATAAGGCAGCGGCCAGGACGGCGGCGATCGTCAAGTCCGCGCGGCAACCAGCCACCCCGACGACCCCAGGCTCAAAGACCAGCCCCGAGATGTTGCACGAGCGCGCGCGGGTAGCAGGCTACAAGGACGTCTCGAATTTCGTTGCAGGCCCAGCGCACACCAAGCACGCGATCCACGAACGGATCGGCCGCTACGACCGGGCCGTTGACAGCGGATCACGCGTTTCCAGCCCATGGTGGAAAGGGCGGCAGGCAAACACGGACCTTCCGCAGGCTTTTGCATCTCCAGGACAAGATCTGAGGTAGCACCCCATGCCCAAGACATCCCCCGCCGTCCTGGCTGCGCTGCAGGTCGCTCACGATGCGAACGCGACGTTGAGCGAGAAGTGGCACAAGCAAGAGCACGAATTCAAGGTCGGGCTCAAGAAGTACCCGAAGCTCGGCAAGTGGTTCGACCGCCGGCACAAGGAAGCCAACGACCGCCAGCACGAGCTCCGCAGGCACATCCAGCGGAACGGCGGCAAGGTCGGCACGGCTCTCGGCGACACGTCGTACTACACGGCCCGGGATCTCAAGAGTCCGGAGGATATGAAGAGCCTGTTCACGGACACCGCCGCCAGCCTGGAAGGGCTCCACGACCGCCACGCCGCGGTCTACGAGGCCGCGGAGAAGGCTGGCGATCGCGAGACGTGCGAACGGTTCCACGGTGTTCACAAGGATCTCGCCGGCCAGGCCCGCAAGGCCCGGCGGAAAGCCCAGATGGTCGATGACCTCGGGCTCCCTGAGTTTCTCGCGAAGCATTCCTGACCCCGTCACATTCCTCTGAGGCTGAATCATGCCGCACGATGACGACAACTCGGCAGTCTCGATTTTGAAAGAGCAGATCGGCAACCTGACCGCCCAACTCCAGACCCTGACCTCCGAGCGCGACGAGTACCGCGACGCGCTCTCCGAGGTTTCGGACCAACGAGACAAGCTCAAGGCCCAGGTCCAGGACCCCGGCGACGTCGCCAAGGAGAACGCCGCGCTGAAGCAGAAGATCCGCGACCGGACCGCCTACGACAAGTTCGCCGAGCTGGCGGAGAAGGCCGGGGCCAAGAAGGGCGCCACCAAGCACCTCTGGAAGCTCGCCGAGTACCAGGCGGACAAGGACGAGCCTGACGAGCACAAGCTCGCCGAGCTGCTCGACGGGCTCAAGGCCGAGGCCGATTACGCCTTCGAACCCGCCGGAACCGACTCCGCGGCGGCCAGAGCCCCCGAGATCTCCAAGACGCGGTCCGGCCTCGAGCTCAAGAGCACACCCGCACCCGCCGGCGGCGGCCGGTCAGCCCGCAACCAAGGCGGCGACGGAACCATCGTCACGGCCGAGATGCGGGCCGACCCGAAGTTCATGCTCGATCCGAAGAACCGCGAGCTGATCACGGCCGCCGCGAAGGAAGGGCGGTTCAGGTAGATTTGGCCTGCTCTACACTCAGAGCGACCCAGGCGGCTCGCGCCCGGTCGCGGCCGCAGGCACCGCGATAGACCCCGCGACCGCAGCTCGGGCATTGGATCAGCCACCCGTCACAGCCGTCCCGCAGGGGCCCTTCGCAGGGAGTCGCGCCACACAAGCACGTCCTGGGCTCAGCCGGCATCGTGATCTGCCTGTCTAAACCCAGGAGCTGATCGGCGATTTCCAAGGCCCACGCCTTATCAATATTGATGCGTGAGCTTGGATTCATCGCAGCTATCACGCGGAGTCGTTCCCCGTTAACAGCTCGACGCATTTCAGTAGTCATCGCCATCGTCTCTCTCTCTTTCTCAATTCGTCCCGGAACAGCCGGGGCCTTTTAGGAGCCCCCAGTGGCTAACAATTTCAGTGCGTTTTTCGAGACCCTGGTGGCCGGGGCCGACGAGTACAACAAGGCCAAGGTCGGGCGCACCGCTCTGCTCGACGCCGTGTACAAGGATATCAAACCCGAGGCCGCCCGCATCGGCAAGACGGTCGACGTCTACTTCCCCGACGTGGGCCCGCTGCAGGCGATCAACAACGGCATCCTTACCGGCACCTCGGTCAATCCGAACTACATCCCCTTGGTGTTCCAGACCCGGGCCGGCGCCGCGCTCCAGTTCCAGGACTTCGAGCAGTGGCAGACCGCCGTCGACATCGCCCAGAAGTTCTTCGACCCCCTCTACAAGCGCGCCAAGGAATATTTGAACGGCCAGATCGCCGCCCTGATTACCACGAGCAACTTCACCGCCAATGCCCCGATCATCGGGACCACCCAGGGCGAAGTCCTGGTGACCGACCAGCTCAACGCCTGGAACACGCTGGCCGACCAGAAGGTCCCCCTCGAGGACTCCGAAAAGCTCCGCTTGATGGTCCACAACAACGTGTACCGCAAGATGCTCGGCGACTCGGCGTGGGTGCAGGAAAGCTTGGTTTCGGCGATGATCGCCGAGCCGGCCCGCCGCCGAGGGGACCTCGGCAACGCGTTCAACTTCCAGCCGATCTGGGATCAGCAGATGCCCAGCAGCACCGGCACGATCCTCTACGGCCAGGTGACGGTAACCACGAGCTCGACGACGGTAACCGGCCTGAACACCGCGTTCACGCAGCAGCTCACCGCAGGCACCTCGTACCTGACGTTCGGCTCGGACAGCACGAAAACCCTGTACAAGGTCAGCGCGATCGCCAGCGACACCAGCCTTACCCTGAGCAGCGCCTACGCGCCCACCACGGGTACATCGGGAACCGTCACGTCAGCTCGCTACCAAACCGTCATCCCGGGCACGTTCACCACGACTTCCGGCGCCTCGACGATCTCCGTCTCCGCCGCCCAGTCGGCCGTGCTCACGACCGGCATGTGGCTCACGTTCTACATCAGCGGAGTCACGACGGGAACCCAGTACCAAATCACCGTGACGAACAGCACGACGTTGACGCTCAACAGCGGCATCACCATTGCCGCGGCCGACGCGGGCACGGCGACCGGCGTGGTCAGCCAGTATACCTGTCTGGCCCTGCACGAGTACGCGATCGCCCTGGCCCTGCGGCCGATCGCCACCCCGGATGAGGCCCGCAACGTCGTCGACGTGACCTACATCGACCTGCAGGGGATCCCCCTCCGCGTCATGGTGTCATACGTCCACATCTATCAGGCCCTCTTCGTGACGGTCGACTTCGGGTACGCCCTCGGCGTCATCCGTCCCGACTTCGGCGTCATCATCCAAGTCTGAAAGGGAGACCGCCATGCAATTCAAGCTCGCGGGCGGGGAGCCGATTGGCTCCACGCTCCCCGACCTCATCACCGGCGCCGTGCCGGCCGCACTCGGCCCAGGTGCTGGCTGGGCCACCTCCGCCGTCGCCGCACTCGGAGCGCCGCTCCAGTGCCTCACGATCGGCTCCAATCACCTGGCCTGGGGGTCCGCTTACCCCAGCACGGGCACTTGGGCAGTAGGTGACGTCTGTTTCAACACGAGCGTCACTTCGAGCACATCTCCGGGCTGGGTCTGCACGACAGCGGGCACACCCGGCACTTGGACCGCCATGCCTAACCTTTAAGGACTTCGATCCATGATCATTTCCGGAACAATCACCTCCGCTCCTGTCGGGGGCGTGACCGTGCAGGATCCCGCCGATCAGTCCGCCCCGCAGGGGTTCGGTGTCGTGGCCAACGGCATGCGCTGGACGGCGACGCCCAGCCCGAACTTCGCAGTCTCCGCCCTGGGAACCGTGACCACCGCCGCCACGCTGGACTGGTCGGTTGCAGGGCTGTTCACCCTGACCTTGACCACGACGGATTCCTGCGCCGTCGCCTTCGCCAACGTGTCCATCGGCCAAGTAATCCGGGTGGCCATCACCGACGTCACCGGCACTGGTACCGCGCTGACCTGGCCGTCCACGGTTACGTGGGAAGGCGGAGTGCTGCCGGGCGCTACGCCCGCCGCCGGCGTCATTCTCGTAGAGATCACCTGTTTCGGACTCAACACCTACTTCGGCACCACCCGCGTCCTACACTCATAACAGGTGCGCCGTGATCCTGAACCGGGAAAACGTCAGTCACGGGGCGCTGGTCGTCGGCAAGCAGATGCCGGCCCAGACCGGTGCGCCGATCCAGTCGGTCAACGCGCCCACTCCCGGCCTCGACTGGGACGCGCTGCCGGCCAGCACGGACGGCTACGTGCTCGTCTGCCAGGCGTCCGCCGCCGAGGGTGTCGCCTGGGTGTCGCCCAGCTCCGCAAGCCTGCCGTCCGGCAGCGCCAACGAGGTCATCGCCACCCCGAACGGCTTGAGCGGCGCCAGCTCGCTACGAACACTTGTCGCCGCCGATCTGCCGGCAGTTCCGATCACGGGGCTCGGATCGCTGGCCGCCAGCTCACTGCTCGGGAACCCCACGGGGAGCTCCGCCGTTCCCGAGGCCATCACGCTCGGAACCGGTCTGAGCTTCTCGGGGACCACCCTGGTCTCCTCTGGCGGCGGAGGCACTCCGGGCGGCACGTCCGGCCAGATCCAGTACGACAACGCCGGGTCCTTCGGCGGCTTCACCATGTCCGGCGACGCCACGCTGGTCGCGTCCACGGGCGTGATCACGATCGCGGCGGGCGCTGTCACGCTGGCCAAACACGCGAACCTGGCGGCCAGCTCGCTGATCGGCAACCCGACCGGCAGTCCGGCGACTCCCCAGGCGATCACGCTCGGGACGGGCCTGAGTTTCTCGAGTTCCACCCTGACCTGCACCGCCACCGGCTCGGGTACCGTAACTTCCGTCTCCTGGACCGGCGACGGGACAATCTTCACCGCCTCGGCGGACACCGCCGTCACGACCAGCGGGACGTTGACGCCGGTTGGCCTGATCGCTCAGGCCAAGAACACGGTCCTGGCGGGCCCCTCGACCGGATCCAACGCGGCCCCGGCATTCCGGGCCCTTGCCGCGGCCGACCTGCCCGCCACCGGCTTGACCATCACCCAGCATGTCAGCGCGTACAACGCCGACACGATCGTGTCCGGCACCTGGACCGCCGCGTGCGGCTCCTATGACAACCACTCGGCCACCCTGGCGGCCGCCACCACGCTCGCGCTCTCCGGCGCGACAATCGGTCAATGGATCCGCGTCCGGGCGCAGCAGGCCGCTTCGGGCGGCCCCTACACGCTCACCCAGCCGTCTGGAGTGACCTGGTTCACTCCGTCGTTCTCAGCCCCGACCATGCCGGCAACGGCCAGCGGGGTGCTCATCGTCGCGTTCTACTGCACCGGATCGGGGACCTACGACGGCTTCCTCGCAGGCACCAGCTCTACTTAATGCGGAATGCGGAATGCGGAATGCGGAATGATGGATTAATCCAATTGAATTCGTATTGATTCCGCATTCCGCATTCCGCATTCCGCATTCGAAAGAAGGACGAATCATGCTCGCCGGCTGGCTTCCTGAACCCGTGCCGATCACGGTCACCAACAATAACAGCGGTTCCGCGCTGTCATATTTCCAGGTCGGAATCTCGATCACCGGAGCGGCCTATACCTACTTGGTCGCCAAGGGGCAGTCAGCTCTCCAGGATCTGCGGATCACCGATCAGGACGGGGTGACCCTGCTCAACTTCCTGTTCGAGAACGCCCTGACCTTCACGACCGATTCGGCCATTTACCTCCTCGTGAAGATACCGGCGATCGCCGCGGGGGCAACCCGGACGCTCTACGCCTGGATCGGGAACTCCGGCGCGACGTCGGTCAGCAGCGCCGCGGGAGCGATCCAGCCAACCACGGCATTGAGCGGGCCCACTGACATCACTACTCAAGCCAGCTACCCTGGATATAGCCTAGCGAGCAAACTGGTGCTCCTCAACAACCAGGGCGGCGTGAACGGTGGAGGATCATCGTACAACGGGCAGGTACTGCTCTTCGCCCAGGTCGAGGGGACTACCAACACGAATCCTACTGGAGCCTCCATCATCCAGGCCATTTCCTCGAATGGGGGTGTCACGTTCGGCTCGTTCACCACGATCGGCACGCCGGCAAGCAGCTACGGATTCGCCATCTTCTCCGCCCTCGAGCTGGCTGACGGATCGATCGTGATCTGCTACTCCTATGCTCTCGGCACCGCTTATGCCAGCGCCTTTGAGCAATTCTATGTCGCCAAGCTGATTGGCGGTCCAGGTGGAACATGGACAAACTTCTCGACATCGCCGAGCAATCCCGTCTCTGTTCCCTGGACATACGGGACGGACGCGGCCGGCTTCGACAACGGACTCGTCGAAGTGAGCCCCGGCGGCGATCTATTGACGACGTGCCATGCCAAGATCACCGCAACAGGCTACTGGCACGAGTGGGCACTCAAATGTCCGTCGGGAAGCGATCCGACGAACGGCGGCAACTGGACCACTCAGGGAACGATCGCCTACGACACCACGAATCAATGGTGCGAGGCCGCGCTTCTGAAGGTTGGCGGCACCTACATTTCTGTGTTGCGAAACAACAATCAGGGTGACCTGTGGGTCACCACGAGCAGCAACGAAGGTGCCACCTGGGCAACCCCAACGGCGATCTTCGGCTTCCCCGGCATTGCAACACCGGCAACTTTGGTGTCGCCTCATCTCCTTCAACTGGCAAGCGGCAACATTTTGCTTTCGATGGGCTTCAGGATCCCGCCGTCGGGCAGCGGCTACCAATGGGGTGTTGGCTGCGCTCTCTCGACCAACGGCGGGGCGACCTTCATCGATCGGCCCATTGTTCTCCCGCTCTCCTATTCGAGCACCGGCGCGGCATCACCCGGCGACTTCGGCTATCCGTCCGTCGTTCAATTGGCCAACGGCAACATCCTCTGGAGCGGCTATCACGAGGTCGGCGGAGTGGATACCACGGCCAACATCGCCCTGTCCATCGCAACCGAGGACTGGGTTGCAAACTCCAGCAACACGATCGAGACCTGCCAATCACTCTCAGCATGGACAAACGTCGGAGCAGGAACCTCCGTAAGCTCAGCGCACGTTTTTCAAGGCTCCGAGGCGATCCTCTTCGACAACTCAACCACATACCCGGCAAGCGCTTTGCGACAGCTCTGGAACACGCAACCGGGAATTCAGCCGCAGGCAGTCGCGTACAGCTACTGGACCTATATCACCCAGATCACGACATCAGGAATAAACCTTCTTGCTGTGGACACCAACAGCGCCAGCAAAATCCAGGCCGCCATCTTCCCGACTCCGTACCATCTCGAGTGGTACAACGGGTCGGCGTGGACCGACATGGGTGTCGCCGTGCCGCTCAACCAGTGGGTAAAGCACACGATTTCGGCCAGTACACCTACGGGAAGTGTCAGTGGCACTTGGCTCCAGGACGACGCGACGGAAGCCACCGGCATCGGACAGGGGAGCACCGGCTATCTCCCCGAATACTTCAGGTGCCAGGCCGGATCGGGAGGCGCTACGCGCCTAACCACCAACTGGATCGGCAGCCTCTACTCCCACCAGTACACGCCAGCGGTCCCGACCGTCACGGTGGGCGCGGTGGCGACTCTCTTCGGCGGTTCCGTGATCGCGGGACTCTTCTGAATGCGGAACGTGGAATTCGGAATGCGGAATGATGAACGCATTAATTCAATTCAATTGAATTGCCTTTGATTCCGCATTCCGCATTCCGCATTCCGCATTCGAGAGACTCATGCCTGCTCTCTACCTCCCCTACGAGTTCACCTCGGTCGCGATCGCGGCCGAGAACGAAACCGCGGCCGATCCGTTCGGCATCGACCCCGAGCAGACGGTCCCGATCGTCGCGGCGAACGACGATCCGTGGGGCGTCGACCCCGAGCAGACCGTGCTCATTACCCAGGGTCTGACTTCGTCAGACTAA